CTCTACCGAGACTAAAGCAGTTAATTGCTGGGCGGGTGAGCCGCTGCCAATATCCGTCGACGATTAAGCCAATGGCGTTGGCGCTCATACCCCCTCAACCCTAGAGCTATCTCTAGCTGGTCGAGCCGGGGAGTATCGCTCTTATCGGCGTATCCTACCAAGGATAACCTAAGTGCATCTCTCACGGAAATGGGAAGCCCTTCTCTTAATCTTGGATTCTCATCCAAGAGCGTAGGGACCTCTTCAAGCGGGACATACACCCCGTTTGCACGGAGGAACTCAACAAGCCTTTCCCTGTCGGGAAACACAGGCTCACGCGGGATTCCCGGGGCCGCCATACTGTTATACAGCAGGCGGTTTAAGGTACTAACCGGTGTGCGGTACGTCGTTGGACGAACGTACTCCTGTTGCAGATCTTCGAAAGCCTCAATCCTTTCGGAAAGAGGAATGCCCTCCGGATTAAATCCTAAGCCCCCAAATTGCTCAGGGGCTATCCGCAGGATATCAAACACCCTTTGCTGTCGTTTGGACAGCAAGGCTCGAGCGCGTATACTACCGATTCCTCGGCAGATGTCCAAGAAGTTGTCATCACTTGGACGACGCCACTTGTAACCAGGGATGTCTGAATCGGCAGTTAGTAGATGACCAGCGAACTCCGCTAGCACACTGGAGTGTGTGCCTTTGGATGGGTTGATTTCCACCCCAAACCGGGTCATCATTCCAACATAAGCCGCAGCTAATCCGTCGTCAAACACCGCGACATCGTCTCCCAACAGTACATAACTGTCGTGAGGCAGTCCCATCTCGGTAATCAACCCGAGGAGGACCGCATGGTGCGATAGCGCGAATTCTGCGAAAGAAGGGTAAGTGCCCAGAGGTTGACCCTGGGCCCAGGACACAGTCTCTGGTTGGTAGTGTTCCATCATATATTGGGTGTACTTTTCGTGCATCTTCACCCAGGCGGTAACCGCCGGGTGGTCAGGGTAAACGTAGGAAACTACTCCCCTGGCATCCACTCGCCTCTCGGCGGGGGGAAGCGTGAACGGCTCTGGCTTGCCAAGCCATCGCTCAGCCCCCAGTTGCATGGTGACGTATGGATCTAAACCCACCGGATCATCCCATGACTGGTCTCTGAAGTACCTATCAGAGTACTCAGGGAACACTCCTCGCAACGTAGGTTTCGGCAGAAAGTGACCAAACTCTCTGTACGGTAAGACCCACTGACCTCTGGCGAGGTCATCCATGAAAGTGGTAAAGGGTTCACCTACCAAACGTTGGAGTAACTCTTGACTATGAAGCCTTGGGAACGAATCAGTTGCCGAGGTGAGGTCAACCGATGACACGCGGTTACAAGCCGCGAGCTCCCCTTGAACTTTCCTCCTCCCGCCTTCTTGGTCAAAGGTGGCATCCATAGGCAGCCGACGAAGCTGCTCAAAAAGCCAGTCACCCAAAGGGGTGAGTGCCTTTTGAATTAGACGTCGAGGGTTGGCTATAACCCGGGCTTTATACCCGGGTTCGGGGATACAGTGAACAGACCCGACCACATAGTGGCCAGATCTGTAGAGCGAGTTCGCAGTAACTACAAACCCGTCCGGACCTCGATATCCGATGTTTTCCCCTTCGGAGACATCTGGAATACTCTCTGCCATCTCGGGACCTAAAATTCTTTCGAAGATCGATCGCTGATTTAGCATAAGAGGCTCCAGCCCCTCAAAGTCTAGCACCCCTCGGTCCTCTCGCCCGAATTCCAACGGTCCAATTAAGGATCGCCGGGTCGGACTCCAGGGGTAGTGATAGATTGGTAAGATCTTCTCTACCAGGGATGTGTTAGGACGCAGACCATAGACGGACTGCAACACCTCCACCCCGCGAAGGAAGACACGCTTGTCTTCCGAAGACGCAGCATAGGTCACTTTCGTGACCTTTGTCAAGAACTTGTCCCATGATGATCGGGTGATCACCTGGAACTTGAATTGACTGTACACCATCAATGCATTCCAAGCACTGAAGGCGTCCTGCTCAGATAGGCGGAAAACATACCGCCATGGGCCTTTGGGTGTCCCATCCCGGTGGTAAGCAATGCCACCGAGTCTCAGTGTTTCCACTGCATTCAAACGATCTCCACTCATGAAGTGGAGGAGAGCCTGTCTAAGGGCTTTCACCCGTTTGACAGTCCATTCTTCGCCGGATTTTGCAGCCCATCTTTCGAGGTCTGCAAGCAACGGTTTCACGGGCCCAACTGGTAGAAACGCTAGCATTCTGGGTAGACACTGTCTGTCCAGCCGATAGGCCAAGCCTTCCTCCTTTCGGATTTCAGCAACAG